TTAGTCGTTCATTAACTCGTGATCTCTTTTTATTGTCGCATCCACACCCTTAATGACTGTTGATATAAATGCTTCGTCTTCGAGAGCAACCAGTCCAGCAACAGTTGTCCCACCTGGAGACGAAACTTGATCAATTAGATCCCAAGGAGATTTGTCGCTGGCTAAAAGCATTTCGGCACTGCCAAGGACTGCTTGAGTTGCAATTTTAGTGGCTAAATCTTTTGGCATCCCATTTTTAACGGCTCCTCGAGCAAGTGAGTCGATAAATAAAAATGTATAAGCTGGCGAACTCCCTGCGATAGCAGTAAAGGTACTGAAATGATGCTCCTCTAGTTCAATCGCTATCCCAATTGAATTAAATAAATCTAAAACGAAGCTAATTTGTTGTTTTGAAGCAAATTGATTACTGCATACTGCTGCCATCCCTTTACCAATCAACGCATTTAAATTTGGCATTACACGGATGATAGGATGTTTTTGAATAGATCCAAGAGTGTCTTCAAGGGAAGCAATCGTTGTGCCTGCTGCTATCGATACCAACAAAGGTTGATGTTTTAAAAATGTCGTGTGCAGTTCTTTTAAAACTGTAGGAATTACTCCTGGCTTAACGGCTAAAACAAGCACATCCACAGATTCTGCAAGTTTTTGACTTGAAGTACAAGGGTGTGTATTTGTTTCAATAGCAAAACTAGTGGTCTTATCTGAATCCCTATTAAAGACAAAAATATTTTCGTTAGGTAATTGTTTGCTTTCAATGATGCCTTTAATAATGGCTCGTGCCATATTTCCTGTTCCAATAAAGCCTATTTTCATCATATCACTCCTTGGTTAGTAGTTGTATTCAAACTAACTTTTATTTTACCACATTTTAATCAGCATGCGTTGGCTACGGCTATTTTAAGAGTTTGACTTATTTAGCTCCATTTTTATTGAAAAAAAGACTAGCTTTTATTATAGATGTACGGTAGAATAGAAATTGCCGCAAGGCCGTATGGCAATGGTGAGTCTACGAATCGTGTCAGATCCGGAAGGAAGCAGCACTAAGTTGATTTCGCCATGTGCTGTATGTACATATTGATAAATCAACGTTTGTCGTAACTTTATTAAACTTAAAAAGTATCAAGGGGCAAGCGAGGGGCAAAGGCTCCACCACATTAAACGAGTTAGGTGCTACATGCCTAGCTCGTTTAATTTATTAGCAACATCATTTTTTTGCTTTTTTGTAACATGGGTGTAAATTTGAAGAGTTGTTTTTTCGTCTGAGTGACCAACCCTTTCCATAATAGCTTTAATAGGAACGTTAAGTTCTGCTAATAAAGATATATGGGAATGGCGAAATATATGGCTAGAAATAGCTTTGTTTATTTTATCTTTACCTAGCTTTTCATTAGTATGTTTAAGAGAATTATTAAATGAGTTAGTTTGGATAGGTTTTCCAGTTTTGCCGATGAAGATATAGCTGTCACTTGAATAATCGTTGAATCTGATTTTGTTATCCTCGATGGCTTCTTTTAGTATATACATTGCTCTATTGGATAAGTTTATTACTCTATAAGAAGCTTGGGTCTTAGGGATCTCTTTTTTAGCATGTTTAAACCCACCTGAATAGTCTAATGTTCCGTGAACCTCTAACATAGCTTCATCTTCTTTAAAATTGTCTACAGTAAGGCTTATTGCTTCACCGACTCTAAGGCCTGTTAAATACATAAACTCTGCTAACTGACCTGTACGGTAGCTTTGGAATGCGCTGTAGTAAACTTTTAACAACTTATCGACTTCTTCTTTCTCTAGATACTTATCTTCGATAAGAGACATGTTAGATAGTGTCTTAGGAGGTTTAGGTACTGTAACCCTAGTAAGTGGGTTGTTTGTTAAATACTCCATATCTAAAGCGTAATTAAAGCTCATATTTAAAATGCTTTTGAATTTTTTTCTATATGCATATCCTTGATTAAGGCTGTTAATAAACTTCTGGAAAAATTTAACATCAGCATTTGCAATTAATGTATCTAGTTCAATATTTGCATAAATATATTTCATAACTTTAGCATTTGAGTTAATAGATGATTTACGGACAGTTTTTATATACTGTTCCCACCACTCATCTAAAAGTTCTCCAACAGTAAGTTTAGATTTATTTTTTGTTTCTAACTTGCTATTTATTTTTTCGTTTAATATTCGTTGTGCTTGATTCTTTGCTTGATTAGATTCTGAGTTTAATGTAACTGAAACCCGTTTTGCTTTTTCAGTGTAGGGATCAATATATCTTTCAAAGTATTTAAACTTACCATTATCTGTTTTTTCAATCCACATTGTTTTGACCTCCTATTTTATGATACAATAGGCATAGAAAAGAAGCCTATCATAAGGTTAATTTTTTGATGAACATTCCTCCTACCGCCAAGTTTGAGGGAATGTTCTTTTTTTATCAATTAATTTAAATTTTGAATCGCATAATCAGCCTCTTCTGGGGTGAATTTTTCTCCATACTCAGAAGTTAGTTGCTCTCTTATTGCTTCTGGCGACATTGACATACTTTCTTGGTAGTTTCTAGCTTTAGTTAGTGCATTTGCATTCCAATCAGCTTTGACATTGTCTATAGCATACTGAGCAGCTTCAGCAGAAAATTTTTCTCCGTATTCAGATGTTAATTGATCATATAGTCCCATTTTAGACATTGACATCTTTTCAGAATAAGCATAAGCTTTATTTAAAGCAGATTTATATTCTGTAGGAAGATTAGCTATTGCTTCTTTCGCTTGTTCTTCTGCAACCCGTTTATCTTCAGCCTCTTTTTTTAATCGTTCTTCTTCAGCTTTACGTTTGTCTTCAGCTTCTTTTTTTATTCTATCCTCTTCAGCTTTAGCTTCCGCTGCTAATTTGTCTTCAGCTTCTTTTTTAGCTCGAGTTTCTGCGAGCGAGCGCTGTTCTTCATCAGCCCTTTGTTTCTGTTTTGCTAACAGGTCAGCATTCAAAGGTAAAATATTTACTTTTTCTTTTAGATTACCCGCTTTTACATATAATATTTGTTTGTTCGCAAAACCGTTTACTCGCAAATAAAAATTACCGTTGCTATCAGCATTAGTCGAATCAATGTCTTCTCCGTATCCATCGGTCACAGTAATCTTTCCTTTACCAATAAAATTCCCATGGATATATACATAGCCTAACATTTCTTCGTTTGGGTCAAAGTCTTTTTTAAAAACATCTAATGTTTCTGCCGTTTTTTTGCTAACTTCTTCTGATTTAGAATCAACTTTATCATTGCTTGAACAAGCTGAAAATGTTAACAAAGATAAAATTGAAATACCAACAATAACAATTTTTTTCATTTCTCCACTCCTATGATATAATATTTTTATACCATGTTTGATAGCGTGAGTATCAATCCTTAGTAGTGTTCCAGCACTTGCTAGGGATTTTTTTATTTGAATTCCATTGTAATTGTATTGCTAAAATGAATTAAAACGCCTTTATATTGAAACATTGTACCATAGGTTGATTTGTAATAATTAGTAGCATCCCATAAAAATTCAATGTCTACTTCGAGGAAATCCGCTACTTCGTAATATTGTGTAAGACCTAAACTATAAGCTTCAATTAAGGCATCTAAAGGAACTAGTTCAATATAAGCATATTTTCTGGCTAAAAGTTCTTGCTTTCTATTTTCTATGCTAGATTGATCCAAAATATTGCCAACAGTATATTTACTATGCATATATTCTTCCATCAAAGTTGTTTTTTTCAAATCAGTTTCCATGTTTTTATCAATGATAATGCCTTTACCTTCTTTATAAACTCCAAGAAGCCCAGTAGCTTTAAACAATTCAGCTTCTACAACATTTATATTACTACATATTTCATCTAATAGAACCTCATAGCTATTCATATACCAACTCCGTTATTTTTTTGAATCTAAGATTAAATCAATATAATCATTAATTTTATCTATATCAGATTTTGTTAGTTTTTTCTCGCTATTTGCCATATGTGCCGCAATTGTTGCTAATGGACTTTCCTCTGAAATGTTGTCTCGTGAAGGAAAAAATCATCAACTTTAACTCCGAATATCACTGATAATTCAAATAAAACATCTTGATTGGCTTTTCGGTCCCCGTTTTCGTATCTGCTTATAGTTTGTCTTGTTGTTTTGAGTTTGTCTGCTAGCATATCTTGAGTCATTCCTCTAGCTTCTCTAAATGTTTTAATTTTATTCCCAACGAATTCGTTTAAATGCATTTTATTTCTCCTTTAATGAAGTAATTTAATTAATAATATCACAGATAGCACCATAATGGAACTTTTTTATTGCTTTTCGAACTTATTTGTTTACATAGCACCGAAATGGTGCTATTATATATTCATGGAGGTGAGACACATGCAACTAAAACTTTTTGTTTTAAGAAAGTCTAAAAAGCTAACACAAAAAAGAGTTGCTAGCTACTTAGGTATCGCAGTTCAAACGTATCGTAACAAAGAAAATGGTATTCAACAATTCAGTCAAGATGAAATGTTTGCACTATCAACCTTATTTAATTTAAGTATGGAAGATATTTTTTTACCCAGAAAGCACCAAATTGGTGACAGAATAAAAACAAGTTAGGAGTTTTAAAATGACAAACTTACAAAAATTCAACAACGAGTTATTTCAACTAGAAGTAAAATCAGAAAACGGAGAATCATTATTCAACGTTGAAAGTGTAGCAAGAAGTTTAGGTTTTGTAGAAACTAAAAATGAAAAAGAGTATGTGATTTGGAAAAGAGTAAATAAATATTTAGAAAAAAACCTTTCGACACCAGTGTCGAAAAATGATTTCATATCAGAACCAATGGTATACAAGCTAGCCTTCAAAGCAAACAACGAAGTCGCAGAAAAATTCCAAGACTGGTTAGCAATGGATGTCTTACCTTCACTACGAAAAAACGGAATGTACGCCACCGACGAATTGCTAGACAATCCAGACTTGCTAATTGCAGCAGCTACACGATTAAAAGAAGAACGCACATTGCGCCTTGTAGCAGAACAACGAGTAAACGAGTTACAGCCAAAAGCAGATTACTATGACAGCATCCTAAAAAATAAAAGCTTAGTAACAATCACTGTTATAGCTAAAAATTATGGGATGTCCGGACAAGCTATGAATGAATTGTTGCATAAATTAGGTATCCAATATAAACAAAGTAGAACTTGGTTGCTTTATAGCAAATATCAAGATAAAGGCTATACGCATACTGAACTGTTACCTGTGCAAGGTAGCGACAATTTAAAACCTAGTACGAAATGGACTCAGAAGGGGCATTTGTTTATTTACAATTTGCTAAAGGAAAACGATGTGTTTCCGATTATTGAACAACAATTACTAGCATAGGAGCTGAAAAATAATGGAATTTGTAAATGTAAAAGAAGCATTAAGATATTTGGTTGACTTATCTCAAGCTAAGAAGATTGAGGTAGACGGACAACTAGCTACTACCGATCAAGTGCAAGAATTATTTCATGAAACACTAGTTAACGTTGCAGATTTGCTAGGTCATGAAGATGTTTATTTAAATAAATGAATGGAGGGAAACAATGTATATTAATCAAGCTATTGCAGAAGCACAAAAGAAGCAAATGGGAATAAGAAGAAAAAGTTGGAGAAAGTATAAATTAGGTGTAATACCAACTAATAGTAGTACCTTAAACATGTTTTTAGTCGGAAATAACGGAAAAAATGGCACTCGAAACTGGAATCCGAATGCCAATGATTTAAAAGCAAATGATTGGGAACTATTTTAATTTCAAAAGAAATTCAGTTATATCTTTTAGACCTCTTACGAATTTTGTTTCCATATAAATTATTGATTTGTCTGTCAGTACGGATTGATATACAACATTATCAGCGTAAAAATTTTTAAGAAAATCAGCTCTACCTAGTTCACCCATTGTTTCGTCAACGTCATCAAATAATTTTTCGGGAACAAGGTTATTGTTAATTGATTCAGATGAACCGATTTGCTTAGCAATGTTTTTAGAAATACCGTTATTAATATCTAATAAATACTCTTTGTAAATAACAGTTAATAAATATTTAGCATCTTTTGTCAGTGTATCCAGATTATCACCTCGTTTAAAACTAAATTTCAGCAGACCACTTGCTGATAACTAATTATAACAGAGTTAACTAAATAAACTAAAGGAGTGAGAAACAATGATTGCAGTATCTAAATCAGAAAGTGTTGTAAAACAGGCATGGCTAGCCAAGCAAGACGCAATAATTTATTTCGGCTATACAAACCACAAGCCAGTGTTTCAAAAACTTTTAAAAGAGTTTAAGGAGCATGAGGATTACAAAAAAGGTTTCATTGCTGCTACAACAGGAGTCCCTATTGTAGAGATAGAATTGTTTAAGCAGTTTTTACAGTGGCGTGAGACGAATAAGTACAAGCGAGATAAAGAGGTGCGGTCATCATGATTCAAAAAGTAGTATTCACAGTATTGCAACATCCAGAGATTCTCATAATCTTATTTCTACTAAGCTTGGCTGGCTTAATCTACTGCGTAATCAGCTTGGTTAACATCTACAAAGAAGAGCGAGAGTTCCGTGTTAGGAAGTATTTAAATAGAAGAAATTGGAGGGACAAACAATGAAAAATCAATCAAAAAAAGATAGTACTCCTGAAGAAGTAACAATCCAGTGTGCTAACTGTAAGAAAACAAATCATAATGAAGTTGCTAATTTTTGCTCAAATTGTGGAGAAAAGTTAATTCCTAGTAGTGAAGAATTACTTTCACTCATTTTAAGTCTTGCAGACCAATTCAAGAACTTGACAATTGCTTTTACAAAAGATATTGCTTATGGGTTTAAAACACAAGATGAAGCTAAAGAGTTATTTAAAGATTTATCAAACGCATTTAGAGGCATATCTTCTGAGTTAATAGCAGAAGATATAACTAAACATGACTACGCTGCTAACATTCTGCATGTATTGGGTAATATCACTTTTGGAGAAAATGATTAAATATCTTCGTAATGTGTTTTCGCGCTATCGAATACGCTTTGCAAAGATACTAAGTTACGATCAGTTTTATTTTCGTAATATCTTTCGAAGTAAGTTAAGAAGCTAGAGGACTTACTAAGGAAGCTAGAAATTTTGTTAAATCTATTAGTTTCCCACGTTGTCAAAATGATATCGCAAGAATTGTGATAACTGCGCATTAATAGAATGAAAGAGTCGAATTCTTTCTTCTTAATAGCATCGGCGTTATCTATACGACACTCTTCTTCGATTATTTCTAAGTTTGAATAAATTAATGAACAGAGAGTTTTTAACTCATCTAATGCTTCGGGTTTAATCTTAATCATAGAATCACCACCTTTCAATTTAATTATAACAGGTGATTATTAAAACGCATACAGAAAGAAGGTATAGCGATGAACAACTTAAAATGGCAACTCAAACAACTAGAATTAACAACAGATTACTTGCTAATCTGCGGCAATTTAAAAGCCCTCTGGGCGAATATGCGAGAGATCGAGAAAGTCAGAAAACAAATATGGTGGGAGGAAAACAAATGTCTATCGAAATAGGATTAGTAGTAATGTATGTAATCGGCTTTGTGTTTGGCTTTTCAGTGTATCACGTAGTGAGATTTGGTGTAAAAGAATGGAGAGGTTTAAATGAAAGTTCAAAAATTGAGCAGTGATCAAAAATGGTTTTTAAAAGATGTTAATCGTATTTGGTCACAGAGAGATCAATTGAATTTATCTTGTAAAACATCAGCAGTTTTTGAGCTATTAAATTCTGATACTTGTTATAAAGTATACGGCAATGAAATTGATGAAGTTGTCCTAGCGTTTTTGAAGGAGGATTGAATAAATGAATATTCTAACACCTCAACAACTGCAAAATATCCTAGCTTATCTAAGCCTAGAATATGGGAATTTAACTATTGATGAAATAGCAAAGCAAGCTAAAACCGATGGTTTGGGTTGGAGCTACAAAAAAGGAGAGATTTAAATGAATAAACGAATCGAAAAAAAGATAAGTCGCAAAGGTATGAGTAAAGAAGGAAAGGTATTCTTTAACCGGATTAAGACCTATCAACGTATTTTAGATGAACTTGATAAAACTTGTTTAGGTATTAGGCGTGAAATGCACGTGAAATCTGAGGATTTAATTAAATATTCTGAATTTTGCAGAGAAACTCCAACGTATCAAGAAGCTAACGGCCCGTATTCAAAATATGAGTTTAAATTTGAAGGAATTAGATATTTCAGTCTATTTAGTAAAGAAGAAGAGTATGAGTTTTTCAATAAAAGTTCTCGATCAGACGACACAATCGAAATCAACGGCGTTAAATACAAAAAAGCTGACTAGGCGGCAACCTAAATCAGCGACTTGAAAAAAACATCTAACAAAAGTATATCACAGAATGGAGCAAATTAAAAATGACTAAAATTGATGAAAGCAAACAATATAAATTTAGCGAGATTATTGCAATGTTGGAGAATAGCGAATTGCCACTAAATACTTGTGTTACCAATTCAGAAGGTAAAGGATACATTGCCAGAAAAACCGCTGGACAAAATTTTGGGTTAGTTCAGAAAAGCGGAATGGATTTAAAAATTATCATAACTGCAAGGGACATCAACGATTTATGGACCATCACCTTGCCTGAAGAAGATAAATTCTATTTAAAAGCGCCAAGTTGTTTCCGAGAATTTGAATTCTTGAATTACAGCAAAATGGATGGAGAATATTTTTTAGATGATGCAAACGAATCTAATTTATGTAAAACAAAATTCACTGAAAAACAAATTGAAGCTATGCCTTTTGATACTAATTTCTTTGAAAAAGTCAATGTGGACCAATGATATGGAACATGACGATGAACATACCTTAACAGACTGGCTAGGAAATGAGCTGACAGGTTGTGAATCGATTTTCATTATTACAACTCAAGCAGGCATAGATTACGTGTTGCCGAGAGAGTTTGGCGACTATGTAATTGAAATGGAATCTAGCGATAAATATTGGGAGTTTACAGAATATAAATGGAATGGAGTGCATGGAGCATGACAGAAAAACAAATGCATACATTTGAAGAATTATATTCAAAGGATATAAAAGAGTATGTTGAAAAATTAAAGAAAACATGGACTGATAAAAAGACCAATAAAGAAAAATCGTTTGAACTTTCTTACTTGTCATGGACGTATGGATGGAGAGAAATGAAACGTATTGATCCAGATGCCAGTGAGAAAATACACGAATTCCCACTTGTTAGTAATGGAGCAGTAATAGTCGGTGTGACGGTTCCATATTTGCAAACTCCACAAGGATTTTTCGTTAAAAATACTGTAACAATCAACGGAAGAAGTGAAACCGAAATATTACCAGTTTTAGACAATAGCAACAGACCAATCACAAATCCAACTTCTTTTCAAATTAACACTAGCAACAAACGTTGTTTTGTCAAAGCGTTGGCTAAACATGGATTAGGTTTGTATCTGTATGTCGGTGAAGATATACCAGAAGATATTGTACCTGCAGAACTAGCAACGAAAGAACAGTTAGACATGTTATCAGTAATTCTAGATAAAGTTGCAGAACTGACTAATACAGAGATAGAAGTATTGAAAGCAAACTTAGTCCAAAAAAATAATATTTCTTCAAAATTAGATGAATTGACTAAAGATGAATATGGAAAAGCTTTGAATTATGCGAACCAGTTGAAAATAGCAGCAGAAAAAAGAAGCAAGCTCAAAGAAAGCAATTCAATTTTAGCAACCAAAAATGACGATGTGGAATGGGGAAAAACAAAATGACAAATGAACTAACTACTAACTTAGATTTTAGTGTTGATTATAAAAAATCAGAAATCAAAATTAATAACCAAGAACAACTTGAAACAACCGTTCAAAATTACGCTAAAAAGTATGAAGGTCTGATATTTACTGAGGACGATATCCAAGAAGGTAAGGACGTAAGGGCAGAGTTAAATAAAGTTGCAGCTGCAATTGATGATAAACGTAAAGCAGTTAAAAAAGAATTTAATGAACCTTATCTAGATTTTGAAAGTAATGTAAAACGAATCATCGGAATGATTAAAGAAGTATCTGATCCAATCGATTCTGGAATTAAGGAATTAGAAGAGAAGCAAAAGAAAGAAAAGGCAGCGCTAATCAACGAAAAAATTAATGAATTAACAAAAGAAGCTGGGCTAGAATCAGCAATGATTGAAATAAGTAGTACATGGTTAAACAAAACAGTTTCATTTAAGAAAATCACCGAAAACATTGTTTCTCAAATTGATGCAATAAAAAAAGAAGAAGAGCGAAAACAAGGCGAAATTTCAATCGTAACAAACTTTTGCGAAGCGTTGCATATTGATTCAGAAGGTTGGTTAAAAGGCCTAGAACGTGGCGAAACTGCCGCACAAATCATTACAGAAATCCAAGCAGTTGAGAAACGAAAAAAAGAACGAGAAGAGCAACGTAAAAAGGAAGAAGAAGCACGAATTGCTCGTGAGTTAGAGCAAGAGCAATTAAGAGCAAAACGTGAAGAGGAAGCAAGACTTGCAGCTGAAAGAGCTGAACTAGAGAAAGCGAATGAACAACAAGAGACCTATCTTGAAGATGATGTCTTAACCGAAGAAAACTATACAGAAGATCCGTTTGTTGATGTTCCAGAACCAATCGAGGAAGAAGTAGTTGTTCCTGTTAAAGAAGAAGAACCTGTTCGGACGGCCATTATTGAAATTACAGGGACTAACGAGCAATTCAAACTAGCAAACGCATATATGGTTAGCCTAGGAATTCAAATAAAACAGCACAAGGACTGATGACAGATGAACCGCCTCGAACTTATTGAAATAAATGAAGAAGGTAACTATATCATGAAACCTTTTTCTGATGATGATCGGGGCGAAATGGCTCATTTAATCAGAAAAGGATTAACTTCATTTGATGTGATAGAACATGATGATGATTTAGCAACAGCACCGCAAAAAGCGAAGGCTCATGCACTTATCAGAAGTATAAACGAATACTGGGAAAAACCTAAGATAGCTATTAAAAGAGAATTAAAATGTGCTTTTTGGGAAGAGGGCGGTTATGGGGATTGGATAGAAAGCTCAGAACCGTTTTCTCTCAGAAATTGCTCCAAAGAATTAGCTTCGGAATTTATAAGTTATTTAGTTGAATACTGCTTTATGCATGACATCGATTTTTACATGAAAGACTTGCATTTAACCTTTGATGTTAACCGACAAATGTTTCTTTGTGCAAAGTACAATCGGTGTTTTGCAACAGGAGCAAAAAGAGAAACAAACGTACTGCATCTACATCATGTTAGCGCAATTGGTATGGGTGGAAATCGAAACGATGTGGATCATAGAGGAAGATATTTTATGATATTAAAAGCTGTTTTACATGATGAAATTCATCAAATTGGTTACAAAGCTTTTGTTGAAAAATGGCATTGCGGCACTATTAAGCTCACTGGTGAAGATGTGTTGCGATTTGGCTTAATGTCACGTAAACAAATGAACGAAATAGATGACGAGCTAGAAATACAGAGCTGGCAGATAGGAGCGTAAAAAGTGGCGATCAAACGAGTAAAAAAAGAAATGAATTATACGATTATCAATAACACAGGACTTAAAGATAAATCTCTTTCTCTTAAAGCTAAAGGGCTGCTTGCATACATGCTTTCCCTTCCAGACGATTGGATTTTTTACGAAACAGAATTAATTAAACATTCAAAAGATGGTCGAGATAGCATTAGAGGTGGGCTTAAAGAGCTTGAAGATAAAGGTTATCTAGTCAGAGAAAGGGCTAGAGATGATTTAGGTAAATTAAAAGGAACTGACTGGCTTTTATATGAAACTCCACAGAATGTTAATATACCAACGTTTTCACCTAAGACGGATTTTCCTATGTTGGGAAAACCTATGTTGGATAACCCTATGTTGGGAAATCCAACACTACTAAGTACTAATAGTACTAAGGACTTACCTAAACTAAATACTAACAATACTAAAGATAAAGATAATACATCGAATAAAGATTCGATGGCTGTTCTCTTCGATAAAATTTGGGCAATCTATCCTAAAAAAACAATGAAAAAACAAGGGCTTGCTGCATATAAGAAAGCTATAAAAAAAGGTGTTACTCATGAAGAGATTGAACAAGGCGTTTTAAACTATGTGGCTTATCAAAAATTAAACAGCTCATGGTTAAAACCGATGGACGGTGGCAGATGGTTCCAAAAGGAACGATGGACCGATGAATACGACATGACTCCACCTAAAGCTTATAACAACTCTCAGCAATCAGTGAGAACTGAATCACTACCAGATTGGGCTAAAGATGATTTCGTTGCACCACAAACTATTGAAGATAACAGCGAAGAAGCTAGGCAAAAGGCTTTAGAGGAGCTGAACAGCATTGGAAGAAATTAGATGGAATGAACAAGTGAATTTTATCCCACTGTTTGATCAATTCCCTACTTGGTTAATTAAAGGCTTTGCTGCTGATTTTGAAAAGGTAGCGGCAAATGGTTACTCAATGTCATCTGAACAAGCAGAGAGAGCTTTTAAAACTTGTTCTAGGCAAGCTCAGATGTATCTGCACCAAGAAGGGAAATCAAAAAGCGGTGTGATTGACTGGAATAAAACAGCGAATGATTATTTAGACGAGTTTAAAAAGTGGAAGGAGAAACAAGAAAAATGACAACAGATGTTGAAAAACAAGATGTTACAACAGTGTTTTGGACTAATGTTGAGTGGCATTTAGAAAATAAAGGCTGGACGTGGAGAAACGCATTCGGCTACCAAGGCTCAATTTACAAACAAAAACAAAGCAATATTTCATTAGCGAAGGTGCAAGAAGTTGCAACGAAATTAGGTATTGATGATTATGCAATTCTTTTTGAAGAAATTCCAGAAATTCGTGAGGTGAGTAAATGAAACTCTTAGACATGATGAAAGAAGCCCATAAGGGGCGACCGCCGAATTCAGTTGAATACTTCAGAGAGTTAAAACAAATGACTCAGAAAGAGCAAGATAACGTCATGAGAGAGTACGAAGAATGGAAAACGACTTACGACAAGGAAAACAATTTAAAAGCGTTAGGGAGGAAAAGAAGTGGCAATTAAAGGATATAAGAAACCTAACAAATATAAAGCTAAAAAGACTTTGGTCGGCGGCATTAAATTTGATAGTATAGCCGAATCAAAATACTACCAAATGCTCTTAAATCAAAACGTCAGCAACTTTAAGATGCAAGTTGAATTCGTATTACAAGACAAGTTTAAGTTCGGCAAACGGACAATTAGAGCTATTAAATACAAGCCAGATTTTGTTTTCTACGATGAAGAGGGAAATATTCTTAAAGTTGTAGATGTTAAAGGAATGCAAACCGCAATATTTAAACTAAAAGCTAAACTTTTTTCTAACAGATACGGAATTGAAATCACTTTAGCTGAGTACGACAAGCGAACTGGAATGTTTATAGAAACAGGTGCGCATGATCTGAAGCCTAAGAAGCGAGGTTGAGTAGCTATGATTACCGAAAAACCAGTAATGGGATTGAATTATAAGCCATACAATTTCGGAGTGGACAACGAAATAGTAAAGAGAAATTACAACAATTCATTATATGAAATAGGCGAGATTGTCTATTGCGAGCAAGGGCTAAACAAGTTTTATGGGGAAGTCATTGTATTTTACACAAATAGTGTGTTGGTTGAAGTTGAGGGGCATCAAAGGAAAGTAGTTTCGTTTAAAGATATTAGGAAGGTGTGAAGGAAATGAGAGAGACTAAATTTAGAGGAAAAGTAATAGGAGAATTTAATGAATTAGAAGCTTTGGGAATAATTGATAAGAAAGGTTGGGTAGTAGGTAACCTAATTCAAAATGGCAATCATCCGATGATCGTTGGCGATTTAGTAGAAATTGATGACGAGTATATCGTACATGATTGGTGGGTGTCTGTTATTCCGGAATCGGTAGGTCAATATTCAGGATTAAAAGATATGGATCGTGAAGAAATTTTTGAGGGAGCTATTGGCTGGGACGAACGTGGTGAAGTCCACGGGAAAATAGTTTTTGATGAAGGTGGATTTTTATTTGAATGGGAAAATATGCAAGATGACTTATTTGAATGTTGTGGTGATATTGTAATCGTCGGCAACATTTACGACAATCCGGAATTGTTGGGGGAAGCAAAATGAGCGAATTATTAAAATCAGCAATATCTGAAATAGATTATGCCTTGGTATCAAATAAAGGTGGCAAGGAAGTTAGAGAGCATTATTTGAACAATGCTAAACGTTTTATTAATGAGGCTGAGAAGGAGCAAGAGATTCAGCTTAATGAGGATCAGCAGATTGTGCTGGATTGGATGAAAAATGAGGTAACAGCTAGGGCTTATCGCAACCTTACAGATATTGAGCGGTTGCAAGTTTTACAAGCATTTGCGGAATGGAGGTTAAGTGATAAATGAATTCAGTTAATTTAATTGGGCGACTAATAAGCGAGCCAGACTTATCATATACAAGTCAAGGGACAGCGATTGCAACAGTCACTATAGCAGTAAAACGAGCATTTAAAACGAATGACGGAGTAGAAGCGGACTTCATTAGACTTAAAGCTTTTAAAAAGACAGCGGAATTATTAGACAACATTACTAAGGGCCGAGAGGTCGGAATCAGTGGGTCGTGGCAAACAGGTAAATTTGAAAATAACCAAGGGCAGATGGTCTATACAAACGAATGTATCGTGAACCAACTTACATTTATCGGTAGCAAGTCAGATACTCAGCAAGGCCAACCACAACAAACGAACAGACCGGCAAACAACCAAGCTAGTAAACAGCAGTATCAGCAAGATAACTTACCAGGTACTGACCCATTTGCTTCAAGCGGACAACCAATCGACATAGATAGCTCGGACCTTCCATTTTGAGAGGAGTAGATAAATATGCGCTACTGGTATCGACAACGAAAACCCCACTTAGGATTGCCTCCTGGGTGGGTAGCTGCGAAAGACTTTTCCCTTGTGACTTATGAGAGAGAACTAACAGATAAGGAATTGCTAGAATATGATTTGGAAATTTGGGAGGGTGAAGAATAATGACAGAATTAAAAACAGCAATGGAAATAGTAAAAAGGGAATATGAGTTGCCAAATAATTTTTTAGAATTATGGCAAAGTGATTCTGAACGAAGAGGAATTTTTTCTACTCTAACATTCGAATTATCAAAAAATGGAGACAACAGGACGGCTGAGCAGTTTATATTTGATTCAATTGATAATTTTAAAAAAGTAGTGATACCTAAATTTATAGCTGAAGCAATGCAAGGATATGATAGTTTGGAAATGATGCTTGGTGAGGAATACTACTCCAACTCTTCAGAAGAAATTGGGAATGATGATATTCAATGCTGGATTGATGAAAACTTTGAAACGTTATGTAGAGCGTGGTTAGATGGTTACGAGGTGAAAAAGGAAAAGTTGTACTATGTAAAACTCCCGGTTTCTATCTGGAACAACCATTTGGATGAATTGGAAACAAATTGGGGATATTTACAACATGACATCACAAGCAATGAAACTAATATATGTATACGTACTCGTGGCGAATATGCAAATTTTAGAACGGAGTTAACAGAAGAGACAATCAAATCAATTGACGAGCGATACTGGGCGTTTGCTGTAGAAGCGGAGGGTTAGCATGGCTGATAAATTAGTCTATCAGGTAAGAATCGAGGAAGATATAAAAATGATTGAAATGTTACTTGATCGAATATATGGTGTTGCAAGAGTTGATGAGTTGTGGATTCATGACAAACTAGAAGATATAAGAAAAGAAATTAATGAATTGAAAATTTATGTTTAACGAGAGCGAAGTTGCGTTGGTTGCTGAAAATGCAAGCAAATTGTATAAATGTTTATATTAGCAAAAAAACGTTGATGTGGAGGGGTTAAATGAAACTAACAGTTCATAGAGTTAAGCAATACAATAGCACTTACAAACATGTTATATCACTAAACGGGCAACCGATTTGTATTTCGAAAAGTGGTAAAAGAGCTAGTGATATTATTGCGTATCTACAAGGGTATGACATAGTGATAAATGACGGTAAATTGCAGAAACAGTTAAATAAAATTAAAGCAAAAATGCATAAACGGTAAAGGAGAATGCAGATGACGACACTACTTCCAGATGTAGACGTAGAAGCTACTAAAAAGAATGCTAGACGTGTGTTGAGACAGTACAGCAGATTAGAGCGAGAAGCTGGCAAGAACTACTCACAACGTTTAACAGTTGAAATAAGCGACATGCCGAGAGGTAGTGCAAGTATTCGGAATGCCCCAGTAGAGGACATGGTTGTAAATCGAGTAACTTCCGAAAAAAAGTGTTGGGATATTCTTGAAACGTTATACAGAATCCCTAGGCTAAGTCGTGAGATTCTATGGTATTCATATATCGTAATAGATCAATGGAGCGTGGAAGAACTATCAGAATTCTTTGATTACAGCTATGTAGGGATATTAAAGCTTAAATCAAAAGCATTAATGGAGTTCGCAGAGGCATATCAGCCGGAGCAACTCCAAGTCCTTGAAGATTAAATTATAGTTTTTGTATAGTTTCTGTATAGGATTTATCGTGAAATAGCTGATAATATTGTATTATCGAAAGAACCAGGAGAGACAGCAAAAGACACATAAGTGATTACAGTTGCAACATTCCTTTCTTGATTCGATTAGAGGTCAGCAGGCAGTAACATAACTATACAATCCATCCGTGGCAAGAAAAATTAGGCTGTCTGCTTGGATAAAAAGATATCGGGAGGAATGGGTTTAAATCCTTGCCAATATCTTAAGGAAAAAACGGTTCGACCGTTTAGCTTTTAGAGGTAACTTTACCTTTATCAGCTTAGGCTATCGTGGCGGAATGGGTAAACGCAAATACAAATCTATGAGGATGCAACAGTAGACGGTTACGGTCATGCGAGGGTTGAGACTACGCGCCGAAAAAGTGGCACCAGCTGTAGAGCGTTAAAACTTGAATCATAGAGAATAAAGACCGGTTGTAAGGTTCGAATCCTTACCGATAGCTTCATGGTGCTTTAGTATAAAAGGTTAATGCCCTCTGCTCATAACAGAGAAGATACAGGTTCGATTCCTGTAGGCACCATAGTTGAGGTAGCGGATTAGTTGATAGGCATACTAGTTAAGTCCTACGTAATGGAAGCTGGCTAAGAACCAGCTAACTCTAATTTAGTCCTCAGATGGCTGTAGCTCAACGGTAGAGCGCACGACTGATAATCGTGAGGTGGAGGTTCGAATCCTTCTAGCGCAAATACATATTAAACTCCTTAGTCGTCTTGGCTTTGGAGTTTTTTGTAATTAAAATATAAGGAGGTGATAAGTAATGGGAGAATTAAAAAGTAATTTAGAGGACCTGAGTAAAAAAGACCTAATCGCAGCTTACGAGGAATCTAAAAGAGCGTGCGAAAGGTTAGAATCAACATTACAAGTATATCAAAGACACCTAGAACAGGTTATTAAGTATCATTCAGTTGAAACCTACTGTGAAACAGTTGGTAGAAATAGAGAAAGAGAAGCAGCTGCAGCTACTCCTCAAGATAGTGATGGAAATATTTATTCAGGAAAAACAGTTAGCGGTCCTAATTGTTAAAAATATTTTCATTTATATATTTCCATTGGTCAGTTTCTAGCCATCCTTGCTTATTATCGACTATTTCTGTAATGAAAAATTTATCACCTTGGTCTAAAAAAGGCTTTAATTTATCTAGTATTTGATCGGTAGTTAAATTTGAACGTAATAAATATGAGGACTTCCAATAACTGCACCACGCTCCTGTTGAAATGTCTTCTTTGATTGTTTTTATGACATCGTCATAACTTTGACCAGGGCTATTCAAATCGTATGTTAACATAAACGGTTTGCTCATTTTGTTTTCACCGCCTTTTATAATTTTTATTAGCGGACCACTCGCTAATAATTTAATTATATCAGAGTTCTAATTTAGTGAACATAACTATTTTAAGTTGTAGCTCGTCAGCGGGCTACGGCATTACATATTTGTGACCGACATCAATGTCGGTTGCAGAATTAAACTATAAAGGAGTGATAGCGATGGCAGAAAAGCCGCCAATTGGGTTAACACCAAGACGAATACACAACAGGCAAAGGCTGACGGCGATTGAAGAAGCTATGGATCGTTATATCAAAGCCTCTAAGCCGATTCCTGCAGAATGGATTGGCGAGTATATAGATTTAGCTAAAATAGTTTATGGAGCTGATTCAGAAACCAACATATCTAAAGTGGTTAAATTTTTATCAGGAGGAGATGTTGAATGACCAAAAACGTTGTGTACGCCGCAATACGTGTTGATACTATTGAATACGGAAGCTTCACAGAAAAATTATTCAACAATAGAACTGATGCGCTGAAGTATATAAGATCTTTAGGGTATACAAAAATAAGAGACAAAATGCACTATCACCCGTCGTTTGATGAAAAGGGGTGGGATGCCTACATCGTTAAAGAATGGCAAGTTAATTAATCGTATTAATCGCTTTCATTTAGTAGTATAATGAACCCATAAAATTGAATGGAGTGATTCTATGGAAGTAGTTGCTAATGGTGAGGTTATTACAATATCAGACGGAAACAGCCAAGTTCATATCCCTAAGTCAGAAGCTAAAAAGCTTATAACAGAAATTAAGATTAACGCAGGGTTGAAACATTTGCTTAGATTTGAAGATTATAATTTCGAAGTGATGGACCCTGGAGAAACCAAATAAACTAACGGCACTCAATCGAGTGTCTTTTTTTATACATAAAATTAGGAGGTGGTAGTTATGCCAGAGGCTAGTGAATCGGAATCAATTGTGGATTATGAATGGCAAAGATATTTAGTTGAGCGCGCAGGAGTAGCAGCGGAAGAAGCAGGCGCTGCAATGAACCGTCTAATGCAAGGTATGAGTATAGCTAATGACAGGGCAGAAACCTTTAGAGACCTGACCTCAGTTGATGAACGTAGGTCAGGTAGTAAAAGGAATGGGACATTAGATAGGCGTGAAGCCTTCGGGAATATGTTGAAGCGCAACAAGAAGGGATGGTGATACAGTATGGCTAAGAATAAGAAACCTATATTGCAAGATCATAAGAAGAAGCAGAAGAAAGCAGATGCTGTAGTTAATGAGTACCTAGATGTCCTGCAGGCCTCATGGGGGCTAGTAGAGGGTCAGGAGGCTATGGTTAAGAAAGCAATTGAGTTAAGAATGTTTGGTTCAGTTATACAAAAGCTATTAGAAGATATCAATGCATCAGGAACTTTAACACCAACAATCGAAGCGTTGTGCAAATTACACCGAGAGTTTGACGTGATTGCTTTAGAGTCGGGACCGTATAAGAAAGAGGATTACATCCATGCTGTACTACAACCATTCATGACAGGTGATGGCAATGCCTAAGATGCCACTTAAACCTTGTGCCTTTCCTACATGTGGGAAGCTAACAGACAAGCTTTACTGTGAAGCACATAGCAACTACAGACCAGAGAAGCACGCAAGCTTATACAATGCAGAGTGGAGAAAGAGACGAGCTAACTTCTTACTTCGTCATCCGTTTTGTGAGTGTGTTGATTGTAAGAAGAGTGGTAAGAAACTATTAGCGACTGTTGTAGATCATAAGACAGCTCACAAAGGGAATAAGAAACTCTTTTGGGATGAAAGTAATTGGCAAGCAATGACCGTAAGCCACCATAACAGGAAGACGGCCAAGCATGATAGAGGAAGCTGGGGAGTATGAATAAATAACCACCCTCCCTATCCAAAATGTTTCAGAAATTTTTACACAAAAGAACGTGCCCTCTTCTTCAGACAAAATTCCCTTTTTGAAAGTTTTTTTGAAGGGTAGAAACGTTGATTTAACAGCATTCTTGAAAGCGAGAAATAAGAAGGGTAGTCAATCGTAATTGCTGTCATAGCAATAGGTTGGCTATTTTTATGCATAAAAAAACAAAAAAGGCGAAAAAGGAGGCGAAACAATATGGCTGGGAGAAACAAACAACCGATTAGTTTAGTAGAACATAAAGGAAAAAAACACCTAACAAAAGAAGAAATAAAAAAACGCAAAGAAGAAGAATTAGTTGCTCCAAACGATAAAGTTGAACCTCCTGATTATTTGCCGGCAAGACTAAAAAAAGGTTTAAAGAAATATCTGAGGAACTAATTAAAATTGGAATTATGAGTAATTTAGATAATGAGGCGCTAGCTAGGTATTTAGTGTCTGAAGATACTTATCAACGTTTGAGTAAAAAAATGGTAAGAGAAGATGCTTTGGATGATTTAGAAGCATTTGACAAAATATCAAAAACCCAAGAACGGATGTTTAAACAAGCTAGAGCAGCAGCCACAGATTTAGGACTTACCATTAGTAGCAGGTGTAAACTTATTGTGCCTAAAAAGCCTGATGAAAAACCAATAACTCCTGAAGAGAAGTTGTTTGGAGGGATTCTAGGATGAATTTTGAAGAAGAGAAGTTAGTTTTGCAACAGCGAGTAATGCAATATGCTACAGACATACAAAACGGGAATATTAAATCTGGACTAAAAGTTAAACAAATGATTGGTCGTTTCTTTAACGATTTAAAAAAGGTAGAAAAAAATGAGTATCCTTATTACGTTGATTGGAATGAGTTGCTTAAATTTAACCGATGGTCAGGTATGTTCAAACATACCAAAGGCATTATTGCTGGAGAACGAATTCAATTAACTGATTATCAATTGTTTTTAGCAGCAAACATATTTTGTTTTAAGCAAAAAGAAACAGGGTTTAGAAGGTTTAGAGAAGCGTATATACAAGTTGGTCGTAAAAATGCAAAGTCACAGTTTCTAGCTATCGTAGTTAGTTATGTGGCTTTTTTATCTGACGAACAAGAGGAAATATATATTAGTTCGTGGACTCGTGATCAATCTAATTTAGTCTACAACGAAACTTTAAATCAAATACGAGCAGTTGAAATGCTTAAATCTAAATATTCCGATTCTTACAATATGATAACTGTTAAGAATAATGGCTCTATCATTAAAGCACTATCAAGAGAAGCCAGAAAAACAGGTGATGGCACAAACCCTAGTGTTGCAGTGCTAGATGAATACAAAGACAATCAAACATCCGAATTGCGAGATGCACAGAAAACAGGGATGATAGCGCGTAGAAATCCATTATTAGTTGTCATTACTACAGCAGGATTTGATTTGGAAGTTCCGTGCCATGACGATTATGAATATTACTCTAGAGTTCTTAACCCTGATGACGACTCAGAAAACGATGAAATATTTATCGCTATTTATGAGCTTGACAAAGGTGATGATGTTAAAGATGAATCTAACTGGATAAAAGCCAATCCTATTGTCGCGACATACGAGCGTGGGATGGAAGCTCTTAGAGGTGATTTAAAAATCGCTTTAGAACAACCAGAAAAAATGCGTGCTTTTCTAACTAAAAACATGAATCTTTGGGTTGATCAAAAAGAAGATGGCTATATGGATATGAGTAAATGGAAAAAAGGTTTAGTAGAAGGCTACAAGCACGAGGATATGGATAAATTATTAGAAGGATGGAAAGTCTATGTAGGTCTTGATTTATCTATGACAACAGATTTAACTTCAATCGGTATTGTAGCAGTGAAATCTGGGAAGTTTAGAGTGTTTCAACATTCATTTATGCCTGGAGATAAGTACGAAGAACGCATGAGTAGAGATAGAGTTAGATACGATATGTTTGTTGATGGAGGCTATCTTGAAAGAACAGAAGGAAATGTCGTAGATTATCGATTTGTTAAACAATGGATTTTAAATTTTAATAAAAAACAAGATATTGCTGAACTAGGCTACGATAAATGGAATGCGCTGCATATTGCACAAGAATTAGAAGCGTCAAATATTACAGTTGTAGAAATTCCGCAGTCAGTATCTCATTTAAGTATACCAACAAAAGAGTTTAGAGAAGCTGTTTATAGTGGGAAAGTTGAACATTTTGGTGATCCATTACTTAAATGGGCGATTAATAATGCTGTTTTAAAAATGGACGAACAAGAAAACGTGATGATTGGAAAAAAAGTTAGTAAGAATCGAATTGATCCTATAGCTGCAGTAATTAATGCATTTGCAAGAGCTATGTATGATGATCAGCGAATCGATTTAAATGAACGCATCATGAGTGATGATTTCAGTTTTTAGAGGAGGATAAATATGGAAAACCATTTTATTGAATCAAAAAATTTACTAGTTATAGCTAACATGCAAGGCGTGAATGGAGAAATTGCTAAAGCGATGAAAGAAGAATATGCGGAAGCGTTTGGGTGTAAAGTTATAGTTGTTTACGGTCCTTTTAATTATGTACAAAAGCAAGAAGAGATTACTGCTAAGTATGATTATGAGGAAGAATTGTTTACAAATGGAGAGAGAACTGTTCAACGTAATATTTATCTCTCTAAATCTAAAATAGAAAAGCAAATTATGGATTCATTAGATGCAGAAGAAGCTGTTGAATTCAATTGGGAAGGTGAGTAAATGGGATTTAAACTAACTGATTTACTTTTTTTAATAGGTATAGTGCTTATATTTTTGCCAATATTCCGATTCGATGTGGATGTGGGCTTATTTGTGTTGGGAGTATGCACAGTCCTCGCTACATGGAAAATTAACAAGGTAGGAGGTAATGATAAATGATTGTAGATAAGCTGTTTGGATCCAAACAAGAAAAAAGAAGCCAAACAGATGCTCCGAACCCCATTCATCCAGAAGGTAATGGTTTTAATTGGCTAGTTGATTTGTTCAGTGGAAATAATCGTAAATCAGTTCGAGTGGATAATGCAGATATTTTTGACGATATATACACCTGTGTAAATGTTCTGAGTGATGATGTAGCAAAACTGCCAATTAAAGTTTACCAAAAAAAAGATGACAAAATTGTCAGGGTTTCAAAAAAAGATCATGTAGTTTCTAAGTTATTAAGCGGTAGACCTAATTCATATATGAATATAAGCGATTATATAAAATTGATGATGGTTGATGTTTTATTTGACGGGAACCATTACTCCTTAATGAAGTTTGACAAGAATGGTGATGTAGAGGCGTTAAGGCCTTTACCAAATTCAACAAATGCAGTAAAGGATGTTTCTGGTAATTTATGGTATCAAACTAACATAGATAATGAAACTAAAACATTTGCACCATGGGAAATAATTCATATTAAAGGTTTTACTCGAGATGGGATTCATGGGCGTTCACCGATTAGAGTTATTTCTGATAGAGTTCAAGCGAATGAGCTTGCTAATGAATATAACTCTAATATGTTGGAACAAGGCGGGACTCCTAATGGTATTTTAAGGGTTCCGGGAATGTTGCAAAAAGAAGCTAAAGAGGCTGTGAAGGAAGAATGGAAACGTGTAAACGGATCAGATGCGATTGCTGTAATTGATAGTGGGCTTGAGTACCAACAAATGGGTATATCTCAATTAGATATGCAGTTTATTGAATCCCAAAGATTTAATTCTCAAAAAATCGCTGCTATTTATAAAGTCCCATTGCACAAAATTAATGAAATGGGAAGAGCGACATACTCTAATATCGAGCATCAAGCATTGGAATATGTAAAAAATGCATTGCAACCTTGGATTACCAGAATAGAAGTAGAATTTAATACAAAAATATTCACTCAAAAAGAGCAAGATGAAGAATACTATATTAAGTTTAATTTAGATTCTGAATTACGAGGTGATTCAAAGACACGAGCTGAAGTTCATAAAATACAAGCTGAAACTGGTGCTAAAACGTTGGATGATATACGCTCTGAAAATGAAAATTCGCCTTATGATGAGGATTGGAGTAAAGTTCCGTTTATTACTCTTAACTGGACTCAGGCAGATAATTTAGTGCGTTATCAAAATGCTAAAGCAGGAGTTAATAAAATGGCTGAAACATTAGGAGGAGGTGATGAAAATGAAAATAACGACAGGGGCGAAGGAAATTCGGCAGGTAACAACTCAGATTGAATTAAGAAGTGATGGAGAATCAAATGAAATAATTGAAGGTTATGCTTTGAAATTTGATAAGTGGAGCGATGATCTTGGATGGTTTCGAGAGAAATTAGCTAGCGAATCGTTAGAAAAGACTGATATGAGTAATGTCACAGCTTTGTTTAATCATAATGAAAGCCAAATATTAGGTCGCTCTGGAATTAATTTAGAATTAGATGTCGATAATATTGGATTAAGATTCAAAGTTAAACCTACTGATACTAGTTATTCCCGTGATTTAATGGAAAACATTAGACAGGGAGTGGTTAATCAATGCTCTTTCGCTTTTACCGTTTCGAGAGAACAAGACTCTGAGGAATGGCGAGAGAATTTAGAATCAGGGATTTATGAACGGACAATTAAGAACATTGATAAATTATATGACGTTTCAGTTGTAACAACTCCTGCTTATCCAGATACAGAAGCAGTTGTTGGCGCTAGAAGTAAAGAGTTAGTAGATAAGTTAGAGTTGAGAAAACAAAATAAAGAAATTGAGTTACTTATGGTAGAAGCGGAAGCTTATGCATAATGTAGCTATTTTTTTACCCAAAAATTCAATTGAAAAGAGGAAAAGTACATGAATGAAAGAGAATTACGCCAACTAGTGGCAGATAAAAAGAAAGCTTTTGATAAGGGAGTTACTGATGGAATTACTTCTGATGAGCTGCGAGCACTTAAAGATGAATTGAAAGAAGCTCGAGAGAAATTAGACTTAGTTATGGAAGCACGCGGATTTGACAATCCAGAAATCGTAGATGATGAGGAAATTAAACCCGATAAAACGAAAAGCGATAAGCGTTCAGTTAAGGAACTTACTGACGAAGAAGTTGAAGCTCGATACACAAAGGTATTCTTGAAGGCAATTCGTGGTAAAAAAGCAATTAACTCACATGACGAAGAAATTTTTGATCGTGTAAAATCAATTCGAAAATTCCAATCGGCTGTTGATGAAGATGGTGGGCTTATTATTCCCGTGGATGTTCAAACTAAAATCAATGAATTCCGCCGTCAATTCTTAGCTTTAGAAAACTTAATAACAGTTGAAAGCGTATCGACTAAATCTGGTTCTCGTGTTTTAGAAAAATTAGCGGATATTACACCGTTTGCGAACATTGAAGAGTGGGATGAAATCGAAGAAGTTGAAAATCCTAAGTTTACAAATATGACATATACCATCAAAGATTATGCTGGTATTTTGCCAATTCCCAATACACTATTGCAAGATAATGATGCAAATTTATTAACGTATATTTATAAATGGATTGCAAAAAAATCTATTATTACTCGCAATGCAGTTATTTTAGCGTTACTAAAAACATTGAAAAATAAAGCTGCTGTTAGTGGTGTAGATTCATTAAAAGATGTATTCAATGTTCAACTCGATCCAGCTATTGTTACGACATCTGGTGTAGTTACCAATCAGGATGGTTTTAATTTCCTAGATAAGCTTAAAGATGAAAAAGGAAACTATATTTTACAACCAGATCCAACAAATGCAACTAAGAGATTATTATTTGGTGCATATCCAGTAGTTACTCTAGGAAATAAATTTTTACCAACAGTAACAAAAAAAGCTCCTATTTTTCTAGGTGATCTTAAAGAAGCAGTCATTTTATTTGATCGTGGCGTATATGAAGTAACAGCAACGAACACTGGTGGAAAATCTTTTACACGAAATACAACTGATGTACGTGTGATTGATCGATTTGATGTCCAAAAGTGGGATGAAGATGCCGTGGTTAACGGAGAAATTGACTTAACAACTACACCCTAATGATCCCCTTGGGATAGGGGACGCAGTTTTAGGAACTACATTAATTATTGAATAGGAGATGGAAATAAATGGCAAAAACAAAAGAAGAATTAAAAACAGTGTTTGTAACAGGGGCTAAACCAACTCAAGCAGATTTTGCAGACTTGATTGATGCTGGTGGGGACGTGAATCCAACATTAGCAACAGCTAGTAAAGATGGGTTGTTGGCTAAGGCAGATTTCACTAAGTTAACAAAGCTTACTGGGAGCACAACTTTAACTGATGTGGCAGCAGGTGCAGACTTACCTGCAGTTATTGCAGCAGTTAACTCAATTAATTCTGTTCTTAAAGCATCAGGTATCGCTAAATAAAGGAGTGTGAGACTTTATGATAACTGTAGATGATTTAATGCTCGAATTTAAGTGGGACGAGGAAGAGGAGCCTACAGTACAGCGAAAGTTTGATGGAGCGATTGCTTTAATAAAAGGGGCAGGTGCTTATGATGAAAAAAGTGATATTTTGCCCTTAGTTATATCTGAAATGGTAGGAACTATGATGGAAAATCGCGGTGGATATACAGATTTTAAAGATATTAAAATGTTTCCTATATCGCTCCAAGGGCTTATCAATACAATGAAGTATAATATGCCAGAAAGTAGTGATCCTGATGGGGAAACGGACTAAAGTAGCTCGTTATAATCGGTATATCCAATTTTACAAAGCTTCTGAAACGGAGTGGGAATATGATTCTGGTGGTAATCTGATTCCTAAAATGGAGCCGTATAAAAAAAGATGGTGCAATAAAAAAGATTTAGTGCGAGCTAATCAAGAATCATTAGAAAGTGCTGCAGATACAGCTAGTAAATTTGTTAGATTAACCACACGTTTTACTAATGTAATTACAGAAAATATGCAGTTTGAAGTAGATGGTCAAATGTTTAATGTGAAAATGGTTGGCGATGCTGATGGTTTGAACATAGAAACAGTTATATCAGGGGAGGCGACTGCGGATGGCGGACGGAATGAGTCTTGATATTCAACAAATGATGACTGCTCTAGATTTGACAGATAAAAAAATGAATACTGGTGTCAATAAAGCTTTGAAGCTATCTGCAGAACCTTTAAAGGACTCAATCACTAGAGGCACGCCTGTTTCAACGAATGCTAGACATAAGTACGGTGAAGGTCATGCGAAAGATGATGTTGTGATTACGAATGTTAAAGGTGGGGCAACTGATGAAAAGCATGTTGATGTAGGTTATAAAAAACGAATTGGCGCATGAAATTTGTAGAGTTTGGTACTGTTTATCAAAATCCTCAACCGAATGTTCAAAAATCAATTCGTTCGACTAAAGACGAAGTATTAAAAATCCAAGTCAGTGAACTGAGGAAGGTGTTAGGCACATGATTATTGAAATGACTAAAGATATCGTTCAGTCTATAGTCGCAATCCCTGAAGTTGTAAAATGGGTTGCAAAAGTGGGCGCTGTGCCTAACGTATCTGCAAATAAGTTACCTGGCGCGTTTTACCCAGCTATTGCAGTTTATGAACTTGAAAATGATCCAGAAATGTATGCGGATGATGAAGAACAAACTAGTTTGCTAACTTTTCAAATCAGTCTGTTTTCAAAAGACGGAAGTCACGGAACAGTACAAAATTTAATAGATGAAAAAATGAAAGAACTCGGGTTTATAAGAGGAACGAAAATTCCTTTGTTATTTGATACAGATAACAATATAAGCAATCGGGTTCTTTTGTATTCACAGGAAATAGAACACTCGCTTTACAAATAAAACTAAACGAAAGAAGGAAATTAATAATGGCTAAAATTGGTGTACAACAACTATTCGCTTTTCCAATTGAAACAGAAGTAGAAGGTGCTTTACCAACATACGGAGAACCATTTCGTATTGCTAAAGCAATCCAAGTAGATTTAACCCCTAACGTAGTAGAAGCAAGTTTAGACGGAGACGATTCAGAGATTGAATACGAAACAGCTATTACTCGATATGACTTATCATTGAATATTGATGATTTAGCACCAGGAGTAGAAGGTCAGTTGCTTGGTAAAAAAGTAGATTCATTGGGCGGTGTAGCTTCTAATGTGAATGATGAAGCTCCGTATTTTGCTGTAGCATTCAGAATTCCGCGCTCTCGTGGTGTTGGTGGTGGTTTTGAATACCGTGTGCTATATCGTACTCGTTTTGCTAGTGGATTTGCAGAATCATTCCAAACTAAAGGCGAAAATATCAACTTCCAAACTCCTACTTTAACAGGTCGTTCGTTAGCCCGTGACTTTGATAATCAGTATAACTATAAATTGACAGATGACGGAACAAAACCAGCTGTCAAAGCAGTGACAGATAAATGGTTTGAAGAAGTAGCAGAACCTGCAGCACCAGTTACACCCTAATGATCCCCTTGGGATAGGGGACGCAGTAATTGGAACATCATTAATCATTAATTAAGGTTAGTCTTTTGACTAGCCTTTTTTTAAATTAGGAGGAAAAAATAATGGAATTAAAACTTAAATTAGATGGAAAAACAAAAACTTTTAAAAGCAAGAAAATTACCTTCGGAATCTTTAGAAAAAGTGTAGAATATCTCGGTACATTAGGAGAAACATTTTTAGGCGATAATTATCCTCAAAAAGAATTAGATGAAGCGGTTGATTTTATTGTTGAATATTTTGGCTGCACAAAAGAAGAATTCTACGATGGTTTTGAAATGTTAGATTCAATTGATTTCTTTAGCCTTTTCCAAGCTATATTACACAACATTCAAATGAATGATGGACGTAGAACCGTAGAAAAAGACGCTGAGGGGAAGTAGTTCATGATGAAAATGGAGTCGAACCTTCGTTGTTCATCAAACGCTTCTATAAATACTTAATGGAAAAATATAATTGGAGTCCTGACCGCATAGATGGTGAGGATTTTTTTCTGACATTAGATTTAGAAACAGGAGATTGGCTTGAAAACGAAAGCAAAGAACCAGTTTTACAATACGCGGATCAATTAGCGTTTTAATTTTTACCAGGGAATGGGGTGGAAAATAAATGGCAGGGAATAGTTTAGGAACGTTAAGCGCTAAAGTCGCTTTAAATACGGTTGACTTTCAGAAGAATATCCAAGCGATGAAACGTGAATTAAAACTAGCTCAAAGTGAAACAAAACTTGCAGGTCAAGGTATTGTTGGTTATGGGAGTTCTGCTACTGCCGGCGCTGCTAAACTTGAAGGACTAACAAAGCAGATAGGTATTCAGAGACAAGCTTTAGGTGAATACAACGCAAGATATGAAGCTGTTGTAGAGACTCAAGGAAGAGGAAGTGCAGCGGCTCAAAATGCTGCTATTCGATTTAACGAAGCAACTTCTGAAATTTCTAGACTTGAAGGAGAATACGAAAGCCTTAGTAGAGAAATAGCGCTAGGAAATGATTCGTTTTATCGTGCTGGAACTAGTTTACAATCATTTAGCGAACAAGGTATGAAATCGGCTGATACAGCGATGGCAGTAGGTAAGAAGTGGTCAGTTGCAGGTGCGGCAGTTGGAGCAGTTGCTCTAGTTGGAGCAAAAGCAGCTATTGATTATGAGAGTGCATTTGCAAGTGTTACTAAAACGGTTGATGGCACAACTGCAGAACTAGACAAGTTATCAGATGGAATTCGTCAAATGGCTTTAGAAGTACCTACAAGTGCTGCTGATTTAGCAGAATTAGCTGCTGTAGCTGGTCAACTAGGTATTAAAACAGAAAACATTGAATCATTCACTAGAACGATTGCAGATTTAGGAGTAGCTACAAACCTATCTGGTAAAGAAGGAGCTTCAATGTTGGCCAAGTTTGCCAATATCACAAAAATGGACCAAGGAGACTTTAGTAGGCTTGGGAGTTCAATTGTTGAATTAGGTAATAACTTTGCGACTACCGAGGCAGATATCACAGCTATGGCTATGAGACTTGCTGGAGCTGGTAATCAAGTTGGTATGAGTGAGGCAGATATTCTAGGTTTAAGTGCTGCTTTAAGTTCTGTCGGAATTGAAGCAGAAATGGGCGGTTCCGCAGTCTCTAAGATAATCGTACAAATGCAATTAGCCTCTGCAAAAGGTCAGGATGCATTTAAAGGGTTGCAAGAAGTTGCAGAACGAAATGGTATTGCTTGGGAAAGCGTTTCTGCTGCTGTAGCCAATGGCGGTAAAGAGCTTACTAACATGTCGAGCGCTATGGGCCTAGGAAACAAAGGACTAGCTGAATTATATAAAAACGCAGAAGATGCAAAAGTATCTCTAGAAGATTTTGGCTATGTTGCTGGAATGAGTGGAGACGATTTTGCGAAAGCGTTCCAAGAAGATGCAGTTGGAGCTTTAGGCGCATTTATTGAAGGGCTAGGAAACGCCAGCGACAAAGGAACTACCGCAATTGAAATGCTTGATAATATGGGCATTTCAGAGGTTCGTCTTCGTGATGCTATGTTAAGAGCAGGTGGAGCGAGTGAACTATTTGCTGGTGCTATTGAAACCTCAAATAAAGCTTGGGGAGAAAATACAGCCTTAACTGATGAAGCAGAAACTCGTTATGAAACGATGGCAAGTAAGATCCAAATGGCAAAGAACAAAATTACGGATCTTGCGATTGAATTTGGCGCACAATTATTACCTGCATTAGCTGATGCATTGGAAGCTTCAGAACCGTTGATAGAATCAATAAAAAATATGGTGAAGAGCTTTACTGAAGCTAGTCCTGCAACTAAGAAATTCATTTTAGCTGTTGGTGGTATTGCTGTATTTGGTGGTCCAGCATTAATGGGAGTTGCAGGTCTGACAAAAGGCGTTCTAGGATTATCGAAAGGTATTTCAAGCACGCTTATAACTATTGGAAGATATAGAACTGGAACGTTAGCTGCTCAAGGAGCTACTACAGCTTTAACAGGTGCATTAGGAGCAACGAGTTCAGCAGCTGCTGCCGGAACTACACAAGTAACTGCATTAGGAGCCAGTACAGGTTTATTGCCAGCACTTATTTCACCAGTTGGACTAGCTATAGCAGGTGTATCACTTGCGTTGGGAGCGGGTGCAATTGCATGGACTGTTTGGGGGAAAGATGCCTATGAATCTTCAAGTAGAGTTAAAAGATGGGGTTCTGATGTAGGTAAAGAAGCTGATACTACCTTAACTAAATTTCAATCAATGTCTAGAGATAGTCAAACGGCTATGGACGAATTTGCAGTTGGTGTTGAAGGAAGCGGCACTAGAGTTACAGAAGCTACAAAGAACATGATGACAGAAATTGAAACGTCTGCAAAAATAACCAAAAAGAGTATTCAAGATATTATCGATAAATTGCCAGAGTCAGCTCAAGAAGCTGCTAAAAAAAAATGCAGAAAATTTAAACGGAGACATTGATGCAATTACTAACATTGCTGATGAAGCTGGCGCTCAAATTAATAGAATATATGAAAAACACGCAAAAGAAGGTACTAAACTAACTGATGCTGAAAATCAACTTGTGCTAGCAAACCGTAAACTTATGATTAATCAAGAACTTGAAATTTTAAACATTTCTGGTAAAGACAAAAAAAATGTACTATCAGCAGTTAATTCTGATATAGAAAATATGACTTGGCAACAAGCTCAAAAACAATTAAAAATTATTGACGAGAGTATTAGTAAAGAAAAAACAAGTTACGAAAAACAATTAGATAATTTGAAAGAAGCTAGAGACTCAAATCTACTAACTGAGAAGCAATTTTCGGCAGAAAAAGAAAAGTTAGATCAGAGTCATGTTCAAATGTCAGACAAATTGATTGATAACTATATCGAAACTGCCCGTAAAGCAGGGGATACAGAGCTCGAAATTAAGAAAAAAGTCATGCGTTTAGGAAATATGACAATTAAAGAAGCAGCTTCAAGGTTGGAGAAATCAACCGAAGATGTAGTTAAATCAAATAAAACAATTATTGAATCAACAACTGACATGAGTCAGAAAACAATTGAAGCGAATCAAACATGGAATGCTCTTGTATTTGACGAAAAAACTGGTGAAGTAAAAACGAATCTTAGAGATGTGATTACTGAAGCAAGTAATTCCGAAGAAGGCTGGAAAAATCTCAAGTTCATTATTAAGAATGCTAAACTATCAACGAATTCGAAAGAAGAGATGGCAAAAGCGTTAATTGCTAACGGTTCATGGGAAAAGTTAACTTTTAAAGAGAAGAAAGCTCTTGTGAAATCTAATATCAAAGGCATTGTACCAGAAATACTTGATGCAAAAGGCGAATGGGATAAGATTGAAGATCAGTCCGTTAAAGACATGTTGATTGCGAGCAATTCGAAAGAAGAAATTGCTAGTGTTTTAGCTGATGCGGACTTGTGGGATAAATTGGATTGGAGTGAGAAGAAACTTTTCTTAGATTCTAATGCAAAAGAAACCACATTAGAATTCCTTGAAACTTCTGGGAAATGGGCAGAACTGACTTTTGAGCAGAAGAAAGCAATAATCCAATCAGATGGTGAAAAAGAACTAGCTGAAACGATGTTGCGATTAGGTTTATGGAATGAACTACCAATCGAAAGCAAAGAATTGCTTGTTAAAGATAAAGCTTCTTTGCCAATCATAAAAGCAATAGAGGACGTAGGAGTTTGGGACCAATTAAGTCCTAAAGTTCAAACTGCAATAGTGGAAGCTAAAGGTGAAGATGAACTATTCGATATCATTCAACGTTATGGCGTATGGGAAAAGTTGGATGAGCCTACAAAGCAGTTGCTTATTGATAGTTCCAGTGCAGATTCAAAATTAAGAACAACAAGCGACTTAATGAATGAATTCAACGGGCTTGGCTTAGAACCTAAAAAGCCTGAAATTGAAGATACAGAAGCGAATCGCAAGCTTAATAATTTTAATTTAGCTATACAAGGTATTAATGAATCGCATATTGAAAAGAAAACTGCTGAGTTAAATGACGAGGCAAGTACAGTTATTAATAATCTTACTGGCAATGTACAGCTTTATAACGCTGAGGAAATCGGGACAAAAGCGCCAATTATTAATACGGAAGATGCGAACCAAAAAATTGAAGAGTCTAAAACTAAACTTAATGAATATGATGCTACTAATCCACTGTTGAAGTATTTGCAAGCTAACAATGTTGGGATTATGGGTCCTACGCAAGATGCTAAAGGCGCACTTTTAGATTTAGATGCAACCAATCCAGCGACTAAAATTCTTACAGGTGATAATTCAAACGTAAAAGGCGCGACAAATGAGTCGACTAATTTAATTACTGGATATAATCAATATAATCCAAATGCTAAATATTTCAAAGGTGACTCAAATGCTGCGGCTGTTGGTGCAGATATTTCTGGATTGAATAGTGCATGGGATACTACTTTGAAGAAGCCAGAAGAGAAAAAATTCACAGTGAAAACATTCTTTGAAAAAATTGGTGAGGCAGTTGGTTTTGAAAAAGGGACTAATTTCCATCAAGGCGGTCCTGCAATAGTTAACGACCAAAAAGGAGCTAACTTCAAAGAATTAGTTATTGAGCCTAATGGGCGTTCTTATGTTCCAGAGGGTCGAGATGTATTACTGAATTTGCCAAGAGGTTCTAAAGTAATCCCAGCAGGGCAAACTAAGAATCTAATACCACGCTATAAAGATGGTGTAGGAACAGGTTCGATGTTTAGAAACATGTCAGATATGTTAATTCCGTTTAAACAGCCTGTGCAATTCAGTAGACAGCAAACAAACAACGGGAACAGCAATAACGATGCTTTAATAGCAACTCAAGAAAGTACAAATAATTTATTAAAAGAATTACGCAATAACGCTACTAAGCCAGTGAGCGTCATGATTGGCAATGAAGTAATCATGCGTGCATTGATTAATATATTCGATCAAGAAAACGGGACTAGAATTGAGTTCGCAGAAGGGAGGATTATTAAATGAGATTAGGTATTCACTTGAATGAAATAGATTTTTATTCTGACTATGGAATTTATGTGAAAGAACGGTTTATTGGGAATCCGAATAAAAATAAAATAACAGAAAGGGTTCCCTTTTCTAATGAAACATTGGATTTCAGTTTATTATATGGTTCTCAAACATTCGAAGATAGACCATTGAAGTATGTATTGAGTTTGTCTGAAAAAAGTCATACAAGGTATGGAGTGCACTTGTTAGAAATGCAGTTAACAAATGCATTGATGGCTGGGACTAGAGGAAGACTAATTGATGAAATGTTTCCTGGTTATTATTTTGAAGCAGAAGTACAAACAGGCCCGAATTTCGAACGGTTTCTATCATTAGGAGAGTTGACTGTAGATTTCATTGCGTATCCATTTAAAAAATCAATTCTTCCGGAAGGGAACGGCGAATGGAATCCGTTCAATTTTGAGTTAGACATATCACAAGTAACTGAATTCACTGTTACAGGAACACAGCAATTTTCGTTATGGAACGTCGGGATTTCTCAAATTTGTCCAACGATACGAGCAAGTTCCCAAATGCAAATAACAACAGATAGTGGCGTTGTATTCACAATTCCAGCTGGTGAGTCTAAATCTTATGATCTTATGCTCTTGCCAGGAGAGAATAGTTTATACATTAGCGGTACGGGCTCTATTTCATTTGTTTTCTACAAAGAGGTGATTTAGTGTATAAAGTAACGATAATTAATGATGGCGTTGAAGCAGTTATCCATAATCCTAATGTGAATAACTTGAAAACCTCTATTGGTAGTTTTGCGTTAGGAATCAACGTAATTTGTAGCTTTGATTTCACGATAAATATGAACAACCCAGGCTACTCACTAATTCATCCTAGAAAAACGTTAATTAAAGTCTACAACACAATTCAAAAGAAATTTTCGTTTGAGGGATATGTTTTGGTTCAAAATTACAAAATGTCCGATGAAGGGTTATACACTACTTCTTATACATGTGTTGATGAAAAAAATTTTTTAAAAAATTCCATGCAACGCCACAATGAAATTCACAACACAACTCCTAAAGAAATGTTGCGTATTATGCTAGATGTGCATAATAAACAAGTTGAAGAAGATAAAAGGTTTGTTTTAGGAGAGGTGACAGTTACTAATCCAACTGATAATGTATATCGGTATTTGACACAAGATCAAAATACTTGGGATGCAATCTTTGATAAATTGATTGATCGACTAGGTGGGGAACTCCAAATAAGGAAAGTAAATGGAGTTCGCTATTTAGATTGGTTAACAGAAGTTGGAGAAGTCAAAGAAACTGAAATTAGAGTTAGTAAGAATTTGATGAACGCTGAAAAAGAAATAAATACGATTGACACTTATACACGTTTAATCCCTTTAGGAGCAAGAGTAGAATCAGATGATCCTAATACAACAGATGCTTCCGAACAGAGGATAACAATTGCTTCAGCAAACAATGGAAAAGACTATATCGACGATTTAGAAGCGCAAAAAAGGTTCGGAATTATTGAAGCGTATATTATTTTTGATGATGTGAATCAACCGAGTATTCTTAAATCAAAAGGAGAAGCTGAGATTCATTCAAATTCTTTAGTACGATCAAGTAATACAATCACAGCGTTAGACTTATCAACTATTGGAAAAGATATTGATTCATTTGAAGTTGGAAATTATTATCCGTTAGTGAATCCAGCTATCTCTAATGAATTGATACGAGTTATTGAAAAAAGAGGAAATATTAATGAACCGCATAAGGCGTCATTGACCATTGGGGATAAAGCAATACGAGCTAGCCAGTTTCAAGCAGAGGCAAACCAATCAAGGCAATTGATTACGAAGTTGAAAGAAAGTCAGACTAGACAAGTTCAAAGGTTATCCGTTATATCAAACAATTTAAATAATTTGCAAACGATGACTGAAACTGAAATAGCAGAAATAAGACAAAAAATAGCTAATTTAAATATAGGAAGTATTGAAAATGAATTGAATCAGATACTAGATTTAATTGCAGCTATTAATATAAGATTAGGTTCAATTGAAAACAATCTTGTTTGGATGCCTGTTGAGTTAGGCGATAAGGTAACTAATTCTAGTGTATTCATAAGCAAAAAGAATGGAACTGTTTATTTTAAAGGTGCAGCAACCTTTCCAGCAGCAACTTCACCTATCGAGTTAACTGATTTATTTGGATTTAGACCAAGTGAAAACAGAATACTTGAACCAAGGTTAATTGGACAAGGAGCTGACAGGGCACAATTAACAATCAGAACAAATAATAAAATATATTTAGAATTTTCAACTGCAGCATCAAAGAGATACTCTTTCGATTCTGTGGTTTATTCATTATAAGGAGGTTTTCGAATGGCAAACGAAGTTCAAATACCATTAGACCCAAATCCACTAGGCCCAATGGAGCCTATTTTTTTTACTGGAACAATTACACCGTTAAGTCAAGTATACGCAAATTTTGTACGGTCCAAATTATTCGGAAAACATGTTCGAGAGGCACTTGCTAGAGGGATATTAATTGCCAGTATTGACGCAAACGAAGCAAAAGATATCGCGCGAATTGCAAATGTTAAATCTGACGAAACTGCAGAACGTCAAGATAACTTAGAAGAATGCTGGAATGCAGTTGTATCTGAAACAACAGACGGAGCAGAAGTAATAGAAGCAAGGGTTGATACAGAAGGTGTGCGTCAGACTAGCTTGAGTGCTAGATTGTTAAAAGACTTCACAGACCGTTTGACTAAAGCGCAATTGATTAAATTTCTAGCTGGTGAAGATATAGAAGTGACAGTAACAAGTGACTTTAATACGCCGCCTAAGGTAATGGGTAGCATTGTAGAAAACGGAAATATAGCAAGATGTTATGTAGGAGCAGCTATTCCACCATCGCCACCAACTGGATTCGAATATGGAACACAAGCAGCATACGATGCAATAAAAAAACTAGAAGGAACTTTATCAACACAATCCACTAATACAGGGGTAAATGCCTCAGTTCCGTGGCATGTCATTCAATTTAACGGTTTATGGATTCTAGAAAAAAACTTTCCTTCAATTTTCAAAAATGCTACAACAACAGCAGAAAAAGTAGCGATAGTAAAAAATAAAATAAGCGCAATGACTTATACGATTAATGGAAAAGGCTCAGGACCAAGCTCTACATCAACTACAATGGCTGTTTGGCAAAATACGATATGGACTGGAAATGTGACTAAGACCGGTACTACAATACAAGAATTTAAACAGACCCCTTCGCAATACTCTAATAAAATTGATGCAAATGGTTTAGTAAACTTAATATTTTATAGTACTGCATCTGATGGAACAGTAACAAGTTCAGTATCAATAGATTATACAAGTATTGATCTAACTGTTAAATTTAATATCAGCGATTTCGTAGCAACTAAAGCTCAACATGAAGAGCTCAAAGCCTACGTTGATGCGAAAGATAGCCAAATAGCCTCATTAATTAGCTCTAAAACAAAACCGATTTTAAATGAAATAAAATTTATTGGCCATCGTGGAATGTCTTATGATGCGCCTGAGAACTCAACACCTGCTTTTCAGCTTACTGGAAGCTCTAAAGCGGCATTTTGGGGGTGTGAAACAGATGTCCGCCTAACTAAAGACGGAATATGGGTGTGCATGCATGATGATACAATAGATCGTACAACAAACGGAACTGGCAAGGTAAGCGAATTAACTTTAGCTCAGATTCAATCGTATAAAATTGACACAGGAAATAATTTGTCGTTTTGGGATAAAACAACGCTTATTGTACCAACATTGGAGGAATATTTGAGAGTTTGTCGAAATGCTAAAGTAATTCCGGTTATTGAGCTGAAGGCAGCGACTAAAGCAGCTGATTACGATAGTTTTATGAGTGTCATTAAGAAAATGGGATTTGAAAGTAAAGCAGTTGTGTTATCTGACTATGTAAATTTAGTCGAGTTAAGAAAACGTTCTGAGGTAATCAATTTCCATTTAGCGACGACTGGGATTAGTACAACTACTATTAATCAAGCTATTGCGCTTCGTAATTGTGCAATTACTGCTCAAAACACAACGTTGACTCAAGCTTTAGTTGAACAAGCCCATGAGGCAGGTTTAGAGGTGAGTACATGGACTGTTAATGACATCCCTTCGACAGAGTTGGCGACCTGGTATGGAGTTGACTATATTACGACTGATGCAGGTGCGGGGAGATTTATTAACCGCTCAAAAACGTTTACGTTAAGAAAAGAAGCGAATGCAGCAATGACATCTCATAACCGATATGCTTCTGAGACTCCAAAACTAACTTGGGATACAACTTTAAACGAAACGAGAGTCTCGTTTGATTATCCGTTTTATGATGATCTCAATTTCGGAGCTACAGCCTATTTATCTACGCACACGGCAACTAAAGATGCAGGTTACACGTTTAGCACACACGGGGAGGATCCGAACGGATTCTATTTAGTTTGCTATAAAAATAATGTTAAATTTAATCCTTTGACAACCAATTCAGAAAATTTCTGGATTAGTATTTTAGTCGAGGCATTTTAAAACATATGTAAAATGGACCGAATCAGAAGTGCAATTAATGATTAAAGCAAAAGAAGAACACGAAAAAATGGAAGCTGGAGCTATGGACTTTTGATAGCTTCTTTATATTATATTAGGTGGTGTTTAAGTGTTGGCAAATGAAGAAGAACAGTTATGGCGAGAGGTATTAGTTAAACTTGCTAGAATCGAAGAACAAACAAAAGGCTTAGACGATATAACTAAAGATGTTAGCAGAGCTTTGGCTATATCAAAAGAAAACCAAAAAAATATTACGAAATTAGAAGCAAACAATAAGTGGGCATGGGGTTTTATTATCTCCATCGGTATCAGTATTGTGGCTTCTTTTTTAACAAAAGGAGTTTTCTGATTCATGAAAATTAATTGGGAAGTAAGAATAAAATCAAAAACGTTTTGGCTGTCCTTGATTCCAATCTTGTTGGTATTAATTCAACAGGTTTCAAGTTGGTTTGGGATTGAGTTTGCAAAAGAGTTAATTGAAAATGAAGTCATGCAGTTTGTTAACACATTATTTTTACTATTAGGTATCTTAGGGATTGTTAACGATCCGACTGTGCCAGGTATTACAGATAGTGAACGAACACTAAAAAAGTAGCTCTCATTAAATTGAGGGCTATTTTTATTATAAAAATGGAGAGTGTGAAATGAAAAAATTAAACAAGAATATCTTTGCAGTGCTGATGATCGTTATTATGTTAATGCCAGTAGGGATGGGAACGGCTAAAGCTTATACTATTGATACAACCTATCAGTTGACACTAAACGAAGGAGATAGCCGAAGAGCTGTTAATAAGTTCATTATTTTACACGAAGTAGGGACTGAATCAAGTGCTGTAAACAATGCGATTTATATGAAACGAGCTTGGTCAACGAATGGAGCCTATACACAATTTATTGTTGGCGATGGTGGGAAAGTTTATAAAGTTGGCGAAGATGGTTATGTATCTTGGGGAGCTGGTTCCTACGTGAATGCTAATGCTCCTGTTCAGATTGAGCTTGCTAGAACATTCAGCGCAGAGCAATTTAAACAAGATTATGCTGCTTATGTCAATTTAGCTCGTGATTATGCTATTAAATATGGTATTCCTTTAACTCTAGATGATGGTAACATGTATACAAACGGCATTAAATCACATTTATGGGTTACTCAAAATGTTTGGGGGGATCATACTGACCCTTACGGATATTTGGCACGTTTTGGAGTATCAAAAGAAAAACTAGCAGCAGATTTAAGAACCGGAATAAATGCAGAAATGCCTATTACAGAAAAAGAAATGAATGTTGTTAAAATTATCGGATTAGCAGATGATACACGAGTTAATTTAGTACCGCAAATGCAAAAAAAATATAGTGGGACATTAATCGCTGAAGATACAAGAGGTGTTGGAAAAGGATTGATTGAATTAAGAAATATTCTAAACCAAGCTAACTACAACACAATTTACAATTCTTTAATTAATGACTATAAAATCCCAACTAGCCAAATTCGTAAAGTAGATAATCAAACCATTCACGTATTTGGACTTGCAGATGATACTCAAGTTAAACTAGTGCCGGATTTCCAAAAACGATTTAGCGGAATGTATTTGGCTAATGTGGTGCATGGAAATGCTACACAAACGATTGAGATTAACAGCATTCCAGATAATTCACTTAACCAAATCAAAAAGTCGATTGAACAAGACTTTAAGATTCCTAGTTTCCAAATTAAATAAAAATAGCCCACTTTAATTAGTGGGGCTACATATAGATAGAAATTAGAATGAATTTGTAAATAAACAGAAAGCTATTTACAAATTCAAATTGTTAAAATAATAGTATAACTAAAATGAATGCAAATTGTATAATAGTATAATTTGTGTATTTTTATGTATATTCAGTTGTTTTGCTTAGTCTCTCAGCGGACCGCTATGGACCGCAAGAAAACGATTTTTTACAATGTTGTACAATTATACGTATGCAATGAACCGCTATGGACCGCAAGTTTAGTGGTTATGTCAACCTTGACTTTGCATAAAAAACGGTATATATTAAAGGTGAACAGATACTCACGCTGTTTGGAAAATAAGTGTGAGGATTTAATCAAAAGGGAGGAAATTATTATGAATCCTAAATACACAGCACACGATGTAGCGAATTGGTTTTTAACTAAAGACTCAATGACACCTAAAAAAATTCAAAAGTTAGTTTACTACGCATATTCATGGATGTTAACTTTGAGCAATGATGATAGAGATAACTTGCAGAACAAATTATTTGATGATCCAATCGAGGCTTGGGTGCACGGTCCTGTAGTTCCTGGATTATACCGTTTATATGCTCAGTACGGATACAATGAGATTCCTAAATTGGAGCAGCCTGATGTGAATTTCGATATTGAAGTTAGCAAGTTTTTAGATTCTGTTTGGGAAGTATATGGCGGTTTTGACGGGAATGAATTAGAAAGCATTACACATCAAGAAAGCCCTTGGCAGAAAGCTAGAGAAGGATATGGACCTTTAGATAGTTGTAATGAAAATATTTCAGATGAAGAAATATTTGATTGCTACATCCAAAGAGTTGTTAGCTAGGGGATAATTTTAAGTGAAAAAAATTAATAACAATATTAAACCTACTAATTCTATTAATAATACAAAAACTTCGAAAAAGAATCCAGCTATTTTTATTGATTTTGTGGAATATCCTAATTGGACTCATTCTGTGAGGGTCGGAGATTATACGAACCAACTGAAAGATGAAAAAGAATGTTCGAAACAGTTTTATAAGCTAATAAATAAATTATTACCGTATATACAAAAACAAGGTAAGAAATTGTTTAATAGACCAGACCATTGCCATATAATCCAACAAGAAAAACGGACCTTGTCATGCAAGGTAATTAAAGAACTTCACGGATTTGACTTACCTGAAGAAACAGACCTTTGGCAATTATCTTATGGAGAAGGAACTCGTCTAGTTTGTGCGGTTATATCTGGGAATAGCGATGAAGATAGTATTATTGTATATCCATTATTTATTGATCACCATCATCTGATATACCCAAGTAAAAATAAAAACAAACAAGATTACGGCAGAAACGCTCTTAAATTTTGCCCGCAAAAAAAATACACTTAAAAAAAGCTTCTCATTCCTAATCGGTTTGAGAAGCTTTTTTTGTCCAGTTGCAGATTCCATACCCTCACGAGTCACGACAATCTGCTTGCCAATTTTTCTGAGTGTACCAGATACATAAAAAAGCTCCTTTCTACTATATAATATGCAGAAGGGAGCTTGTAAATTTTAAAAACTGTATACTTTTTTGTGAGGCAATTGTCTGCCACGATAATCGAATAATTTTCCGAAGTTGCTTGATTTAGAATCAACAGTATAACTATTAACGACTAGTTGCATCTTATCATTAATTCTAGCATCAATGGTTAGTTGTGTTTCGCTCTCAACTTCATATAAAAAATCGTATGCTTTGTTGCCTGCAACAAGACAGTTGAACTTACGTCCATCTGACTCTATTGTGAAGCGACAGAAGGGCGTACCGCTGTTTGTGTTGATGACTTTAACCTCAGATGTTACAGTACCGCTAATAATTATAAAGTTCATTTGAATTCCTCCTCGAAATATTCTTCTTCCTCAGTTATAGTTGCGTAGAACATCCATAAATCAAGACCTATGACGTCCTCAATTGTATAATGGCTTAATCCCCATAACCTTGACTGCAGCTCAATTAAATCTAGTTTATCATTCTGATAAGCTTTTATATCGTCCACTACGTGCCCCACATCTCATTCATGTAAGCAAAGTAGTATAAGTGTTGATATACAGTAGCGACTACCTGACCTTTTGAGTTTAATTTCCCTTGAAAACAACACGTATGGCCTTCATACATTCTGTCTAAAAATTGCTCAATTTGCTTTCCATAAAACAGTACAGTGAATTGTTGCTGATCCGATTGTATTGTAAACTTAGCAACTTTACCTTTATTACTATGAAGAGTCTCAATTTCTCCATGAATTTCACCAGAAATAAAGACTCGATTCACTTTTTTTCGCTCCACTTAATCTGATTGTACAATTGAATATTGCGAATTGAGTCTAGCTCTATTTTATTGCCTGATACATAAAGATTGTTGCCTTCATAGCCTTCTATCCATCCGAAAATATCTTCTGCATAATTTCCATTAGCGTTAATTTCTTCTATTTGAATAAGTACCATTGAATTAGTTTTTACAGCATCGTTTAGTGTAGAATAAATATCATCCTCACTCATTTGTTCCTTTTTCTCTACTATAGTAGAACGTTTCTTTTTATCTTCGTGCATGGATGCTGTATGTTCGCTTAGGAACATTCCCATCCATTTAATTGTACCTCTATCTACGTAACGCTCATTAAATCTGTTCAACAT